GCATAGGCTGCTGAGCGATCAGATCCAGGCGATGGGCCTTAGCTCGCTGTTTGACGTGCTGGAGACGGAGATTCGAGGCAAGAACGGTAGCCTGTTCCTGTTCTCGGGCCTGTCTCAGCACACGGTTGACTCGATCAAGTCGTTCGAGGGTCTTGATCGTGCGTGGGTGGAAGAGGGCCATGCGGTCAGCCGGAAGAGCTGGGGTGTGCTGATCCCGACCATCCGCAAGGAATACGCGGACGGCACCACTTCGGAGATCTGGGTTTCGTACAACCCGGAGCTTGAGACTGACGAGACGCATCAACGGTTTGTCCATGACACGCCTGAAGACTGCGTGATCGCGCATGTGAACTACTCGGACAACCCGTGGTTTCCGGCCGTTCTGGAGAAAGAACGCCAGCACGCCAAGGCAACGATGCCAAAGGGCGAGTACGAGAACATCTGGGAAGGCAAGTGCAAGCCTGCTGTCCAAGGCGCGATCTACTACGACGAGATCGCGACTGCTCAGGAGGATGGAAGGCTCTGCAACGTCCCACATGACCCGAAGCTGAAGGTTCAGGTTGTCTTTGACCTCGGCTGGAACGATGCGATGTCGATCAGTCTGGTGCAGAAGAACGGCTCAGCCCTCGGGATCATCGAGAACATCGAGGACAGCCACAAGACGCTCGCTCACTACTCGGCGTTGCTGAAAGAGAAGAAATACAACTGGGGCAAGGTCTACCTTCCACACGATGGCCGGCACAAGGACTACAGGACCGGCAAGAGCGCAGAGGACATCATGAAGGGGCTCGGTTGGGATGTGGAGATCACGCCGAACATCAGCATTGAGGACGGCATCAGGCTTACGCGGATGACCTTTCCTCGGCTCTACATGGACAAGACCAAGGCTGCAAGGCTTATCCAGTGTGCCAAGCGGTATCGCCGCAGCATCAATCAACAGACGAACGAGCCAGGAGCGCCATTGCATGACGAGTGGAGCCACGGCGCGGACAACCTTCGATACATCGCCGTCAATGCCGAGAGCATGACCAATGAGGACTGGGGCAAGTTGCCTCCACTTGAACAACCACAACCGGACGACTCTGGAATCTATTTCTGACCATGGCTGAATCCCTCCAAACCACTACGTCTCTGGCGTTGCTCCTCGAAGCTCGCCTCGTGGCCTGGGAGAACGCACGCAAGCCGCAAGAGCAGAAGCTACTGGAGTGCTATCAGGACGTGATGCGCCTGGCTCGGGATGACGACACCTCGGGCACTGGTGCAGCTCGGGCCAAGAAGTCAAAGGGCCTGTTCATCGGCTCTACGCGGAACAAGGTCCGTGCTGCTCGGGCGAAGATCACGGATGCGCTGTTCGGCAATGGACAGATGCCGTTCGATACCACGCCTACAGACGAGAGCCTGGCGCCCTTTGCTGACCTGATGGAAGACATCATTACGGATCAGATGGAGCGCGGCAAGTTCAAGGCGCTGCTCAAAACTGGCGTGAACACGCTCGGCACCTATGGAACTGGCTTCATCTTCGGCCCGTTCGTCAAGAAAGAGACGCTGACCGAGACGAAAGCGGTTGACGGTGCGATCACGGAAGAGAAGTACGAGTTCGACCTTCCCTATTTCGAGCTTGGAAACACGCTGGACGTGTATCCGGACCCTGAAGCGCGAGAGGTCGAGTCTGGGTTGGGGGTCTTCTGGGTCACGATGGAGAGCCCGACGACTGTTGCGGCCTGGAAGAACGACAAGGCATACAAGAACGTCGAGATGGCTCTGATTGGGCCTGGTGACCGTGGGAACGAGACCGGTTCGGAGATGGCTGCACAGCTTCGCGGCAACGTCCAGTACTGGTTCAAGAACGACCGCATCAAGGTTGCTCGCTTCTTCGGCAAAGTTCCGGCTTCTGCTCTTACTGGTAGTGATTCTCAGGCTCCGACCGATGACAGCGTGGCCGAGAGGCAAGAGGGTGACATGGTTGATGCCATCGTCATCATGGCCGGTGGGGTTGTGGTGAAGGTGGTTGAGAACCCCTACAGCGGCAAATCCCCGGTGCATCGCGGTCTGTATGAGGCTGTGGAGCATGAGATGTGGGGCGTTGGGGTGGCTGAGAACAATGCACCGCACCAGAAGGTCACGAATGCTGCCTTCCGCCTGTTCATGGAAGGTAAGGGCATGGCGTTGCTTGGGACGACTGCGATCGATCGTTCGAAGTTCATGCCGACCGAGAATTTCCGCAAGTTCCCGGGCAAGGTGTACGACTTCAAGCCAGGCCTCTCGCCTGAAGAGAAGAAGGCTTCCATCCAGCAGTTCATCGAGCCGGACATTACTGGCGGCTGGATTGACGTCATTCGCATGTCCGAGCAGTTCTCGGACGACGACACGGGGATCACCAAGTACACGCAGGGTGACGACTCGTCCAACCTGAACAAGACGGCTACTGGCATCTCCATGATCATGTCGGCGAGCTCGCTGCCGATGAAAGAGGTGATCCAGAACATCGACGAGATGTGGATCGAGCCGATCGTTGAGTGCTACATCGACTGGAACCTCAAGTACCTCTCGCCCGAGACGGTGCAGAAGATCCACGGTGATGAAGCTGCCCAGTTGTGGGCGCAGATCAAGCAGTTCGGCAAGTCGTCGTTCATGAGCTGGAAAGCCACGGGTACGAGTTCCTTCATGCAGAAGGAGGTCTTGACCAACAAGATTCGCGCGTTCTCCGAGTTCGCTCTGGGTAACCCCATGACCGCGGCCAAGATCGACGTGACCGAGTTGCTCCAGCAGACCTGGGATGTGATGGAGATCGGCAAGGAATCGCCCATCATGAAGGCTGAGGACGGCCAGGAAGACCTCCCGGAGCCGGTGAAGCAGCGAATGATGCAGGTTGCCGAGCAGATGGAGCAGATGGGCCAGCAACTTGAGCAGACCCAGCAAGCATTGCAAGAGGCTGAGCAGAAGGCGCAGGACGAAGAGCAGAAGCGCATCAAGGCCGAGATCGACGCCAAGGAAGCCAAGGCAATGCTCAACGTCGAGCAGGCCATGGCGCAGGCTCGTGAGGACTTCCGCAATGAGAAAGAGGCTACCGAGCCTAAAGAGCCGGCTGCCGCTCCGGCGCCTCAACAACCCATGGTCCTGCCTGATGTGAATGGCGCTATGTCTCAGGCGCTGGCTCCGATTGCTGAGGTGATGCAGGCCACGCAGCAGAGCACGGAGATGGCTTTGAACGCTGTTGCAGAGCAGCAAGCCAACTTGGGCGCGATCGTCCAGCAATCGAACGCTCAAACCGCGGAGATCCTGGCTGCTGTGCTGGCGAAGATGTCCGAACCCAAGACCAGCACTATTGAAATCAAGAGCCCTTCCGGGGGCGTCTACAAAGCAACCAAGACCGAGGCTTAAATGAGCAAGACCAATGCATGGGAGAACGATCTCCTCCTTCTTCTGTTCAACAACACCGATGCAGCTCTGATCGGGGACGCTGCTGGCCTGCAAAACAGTGCAACGGCTGGAAGCCTCTACTTCTCGCTGCACACTGCCGACCCTGGCGAAGCCGGTGACCAAACCACGAACGAAATTGCCTATACGAGCTATGCGCGTGTAGCGGTAGCGCGGAGCGGTGCAGGGTTCACGGTGACGAACAATGCGGTTGCAACGGCTGCGGCGACTACGTTCCCGGCTGGCACGGGTGGTTCCGGTACTGCAACGCACTTCGGCATCGGTTGCTCCTCGTCTGGTGCGGGGAAACTTCTGTACAAGGGAGCGCTGACTCCTAATGTGGTCTGCGGGTCTGGTGTCACGCCTCAGATCAACGCCGGCACGGTCGTTACGGAAGACTGATGGCTGTCTTCCTGAGCCGCGCGTCTCAACAGTACGCGGCCCGGGTCAATCCGTACACGGTTAACGCCACGATTCCGGTTGGCCTAGCAAGACCCGTTAGGGCAGTCAAGGTAACCATCAACCATGACCCAGCAGAGGTTTGGCCGGAAGGCCCTCTTGCTGTCGTCACTTTGACTGGACCAAACAGAACGCAGGCATTTGAGTTTTATGGCGGGCCTTCGATATTTCGAGGCGAGGTGCGCAACTATCGAAACGCCCAATGGGAGGTGCAGGAAGGCGAAGCGTTCAATGCTGGCGCCTATGCACTGTCATTCAAGGTGCTGCAGACGGTAAAGGCAGGGCTAGTAGTCGAATACTTCCAGTGAGGTTCTAAGTGGCGATCACCGTCCCGAATGTTGTAAAGGTCACAGGGTCGGGGGTCACGAGTGTTACCACCTCAAGCGTCACGACGACGACTGGAAGCACGTTAGTTGCTTGGTCAACGGCCGATGACGGCGTAACGATCAACAAGCCGACCGATAGCAAGTCGAACGACTACGGGACGGCGAAGGTCACGGTTTCGACTGGTGGTGGATCGTCGAAGCAGACGGTCTACGTCAAGGAGAACGGGGCAGGGGGTGCTAGTCACACGCTGACGTTCACGTATGGCTCGGCGACCTATCCAACGGTCTTCTTCATCGAGTGCGCAGGGGCTGCGACAGCCAGCTATGACAGTGGCTCGCTGACCAGCGGTGCGAGTGGGGCGGGTTCTCCGTTCAATCGGAACTCTGGAGGCCAGGCGCAGGCGGCGAATGCCATCCTGACCTTCTGTGCGACGGATGCGGGCGGAACGCTGACCTACGCGAACAGCGGCTACACGGTCAGCCAGGAGCAGGACGGGAACAACTACTGGACCGGCGCGATTGGCCGGCAGATCGTCAACCAGACGAGCGCGGTAACGTCGAGTTGGACGGTTTCCGCCTCGAACGGTGGAACGGTCACGTTTGCGATCAAGGAAGCGTCTGGCGGTGGTCCGACAACGACCACGGCGACTGCTGCGGCTGGTGTAGCGACCGTCTCGGGGGTTGGTGCTTCCACTGCGAGGACCACGGATACACCGGCAGCCGGTGTAGCGACGGTTTCTGCTGTTGGGTCATCGACGGCAGTAACGACCGCTACGGCTGCG